CGATCCGCGAGATTAAATCGCGTGCCGTCTTGTGGTGGTTTTTGTCCCAATGAGGCGAGACAACGCGCTTGATATCGTCGACGCTGATTTCATCGATCGCCTTGTGTGCGATCGGCGCGCAATCAATCTCCATGTTTTTCGTCCATGCGTCGAGGCTGTGCGCCATGCCCTCGAATGACGTCCGCCAACCCGATTGCTTGGCGGCGATCTTGAGGCGCGCAACCTCGGCGAACGTCTTGCGCCTCGCTTGCGCCTCCCTGGCGGCCCGCCGATCGGCGACCGGGTTGTCACCGTTGCGCCATGCCTCGACAAGCTTGTCGCGTTCTTTGCGGGCAAGGGCGAGCGACACGCGGTCGACAGAGCCGAGGCCCGCCTCGGGCTTTTTGCCGTTGATGCGCGGCCCGCGCACGATCCACGACCGCGCGTCGCCGCGAATACGCAGCCACAAATATTCGCCGTCCGAGTGCATGCCGTCGCCGAGGTGCAACAGATCGCTCGGTTTAAGATTGCCGGTCATTTTCAATTCCATTTTGTGCAATCGGACTGTTCATCCGATGTCGGTTAGCCCACCCACGCGGCCCACCCACGCGGCCGAAACGTTGTAACCGTTGGCGCAACCTAATGCAACAAGTTTTCTCGCGCTAACGCGGGCGTTTCCGGGGCTTGCAGTGGATTTACTCAACGAAGTCAGTTGCGTATGGCTCACCTTGAATTTGATCGAGTAGCAGATTACACAATTCAGTAACACATTGATATTAAAGATGAAACTGCGATTTTGTTGCACGTGTTGAGGCCGGCCCACCCACCTAGCCCACCCGGCGCTTCTCTAGCTCCGTCGCCAGCCACCCGAGCGTCATCCACAATCTTTCGGCGATCGCGGTGAAGGTCCCCGCCCTGGCGGCGATATGCGCGCCCTCCTCGAGCCGCTCGATCTTGGCGTGCAAGGCCTCGCGCTCGCGGGCCTCCTCACGGCGACGGATCAAGAGGCCGACGCGCGTCGGTTTGAGGTTGAATTTCGCGGCCAGCGCCTTCTTGGTTATCCGGCCGCCGACCTCATCCCAAAAGGCCAACATTGCATCTTCGCGCGCACGCTCTTGACGGAAATACTCGTCGATTTCCTCGCGGGTTCCGTCCCACCAATTCACCGCTTGCCCTCGGCGGCCAGCAATTTCTCGAGCGAAGCGGCCGTCACCATCCGCCGGCCGCCAGGCACTTTGACCTCGCGCAGCACGCCGCGCTCGAGCCAGCGCCAGACCGTCGAGCGATCGCGCCCGAACATCGCCGCGACTTCGCCGGTCGTATAGGCGACGCGTTTCGTTTGCGGCTTGTTCATTGGGACCTCTGTTCGCGCCAGCGCTTGAGCGCGCGCCTCGATCTGGCGCGGCCGTTCTTGGCGCGCCTCCGGTCGGCGGCGGGATGACAGGCCGAGCAAAGCAGAGCCAAGTCTTTAGGCAATTCCCGCCCTAGCCGTTTGTATGTCTTGTGATGCAATTCAAGCATGATCGTTAAGCATCCGCATTGTTCGCACCGCGCCCCGCGTTCGCGGACCAAACCCCATTTCAACTCTTGCCATTCTTGACTGTTGATCCGCTCAAGATACCGGGCCCGCCAGCCGTCGCTTACTTGACGATTTTCAAGTCGAGTTGACTGAGGCCCGGCCGCCGAAAAGGCTGGGCGTTCCTTAACGACGCCCACTCGATAAGCGCATCGATGAGCGCCCGCTGTTCGGCGAGCTCGGCTTGCAATTGGTTGGCGGGGCTATGACGCGATGGCGCGAACTTGCCGACGAACTCGGCTCGAATAGCGGCGATGCGGCCAGGGTCGACCCCGAACTCGTCGGCGATCAGCCGATCGGTCTTGCCGGGCAGATATTCGGCGAAGCCGGCGCTGTTGACGTGGCAAACCTCGAGAACGCGCTTGGTCGCTTCAAACCGGGTTTTTGCCGGCACATATTTACGCTTCGCTTCGGCCATCTCGCCCTCCATCATTGAAAGCTCGGATCGCTGTCGTTGCCGCCGTCGGCGCCGGCCATGGAGCGCAAGAGCTCATAGATTTGCCGCGTCACGGTCCCGTCGGGCCTCGAGCACACCCGCCGGCCGAGCCGGTTGCGATGGCGGTTAACCATTTCGATCGCGTCGGCGAGCGCCGCGTCGAGCAAGCGCTGGCGCTCTTCCTCGTCGGTCGGCTCGTAGCGTCGTGGCGGCGGCGTCTCGGCGACTTCGGCGAGCGCGGTTATGATCGCCTGGCGGCCGACCTCGCCGGCGACCTCGTCGAGCTCGGCGACGTCGGCGCGCGCAAGCGCCTCGCGCAATGATGGCCGTTGGTTCATAGTCCATACTCCCTTGCCAGGCGTGATTTGCCAGTCGCGACTTTCGTAAGCTTGGGCTTCGGCTCTTTGCGAGCGCCCCAATTGATCTTGCGCGCCGGCGGCTTGTTGGCGCCAACGTGCGCGCCCTCGAGCCGCACCGCCTTGGCGATCCTGCCCTTGTCGTCATCCGTCTTGACCGGGTGGCAGACCGCGACGCACAGCAATTGCCCGTCGGCCGGCGTGAGCTTGCGCTTTAGATCGGCCGCCGGCCGCAAGCCCTCGGCGATGACATGGTCGATTTGATAGTCGACTTTCTTCGAGCACCATCGGCCGCAGCGCTCGCAATGCACGCGGCCCTGCGCATCGGAGGCGCGCCCGCGAATGGCGATCCGATCGCCGAGCGTGAACTCACGACGCTTGCGGTTCATCGGCGTTCGGATCGGGGTTGTTCTCGGGGTCGATCGCGTGCAGCACGCGCTTAACCGCCGTGTTGACGCGGCCCATGTTGACGCCCATGAGCGCCGCGACCTTGTGTTGGTCGAAGCCGTCGAGGATCACGGCGACGGCGACGCGCAATTGCTCGCCAGGCGTCAACGCCGTCTTGTGCTCCATGTAGGGTTTGTCTCTCATGCGGCCGCCGGCAAAAAGCGCTCGGCGTCGGCGCGCATGCGCTCGAGCTCGGCAATGCTCTCGGGCCCGTCGAGCCTGGCCTTGGCCATGAGCTCGGGATAGCCGGTCGCGATCGACTCTTCGATTTCCGCCCGCGTCGCCTGACGTCCTTGTGCCCACCAATCGACGCGGGTCGGCTCGGCGAGCCGAATAAGCCAACCGTTGCCGGCGTTGAACGGCCTAAAGGCGCTTTCCCAAAGCGCGATCGCGCCAGGATTGCGGGCGATCATTTCGCCGGCGACCTGGTGCGGGATGTCCTCGAGGCCGGCCTCGTTGCGCCGGCGGGCGGGCACGGTCAGGAACGGGCAGGCTTGGGCCGAATATTCGACGCAAGCGCGGTGCGACGGCGGCTCCATGGTCGTGCGGTTGACCGCGCACATTGGGCCGATCGCAAACACTTGATGGACGCCAAGCGGCTCGCCGCAAATCCAACAGAGGCGTTTCTTGACGGCGTACTCGCGCTTGCCGCTGGCGAGCACGCGAAAGTCTGGCTTAGCGTTGGGCGTGTATTCGCGCATGACCTCGCGGCCGTCTTTGAACCAGGCGACGAACCACGGCACGGGATAGCCGCGATGATCCTTGGGCAAGCGCGCAATGCGGATCGGCGGCGAGGGCAGTTTAACAGGCATGTTTCACCCCGGGAAAACGACGCCCCTTTGGAGGCCTTGCGAATAAATCGTCTCAATCAAGTCGGCGAATTTCTCTTTCGTGAGCTTGCTCGAGCGATAGCCGAGCGCCACAACGCCGTTGCCGTCGAGCGCCGGCATGAAGCGCAGCTTGTGGCCGGCCGCTTTCATGAAGGCGCATTTCCAATCCTCGGGCTCGCGGCGCTCGCCGCCCCATTCGAGTTGCGCCGAAACCTCATTGAGCAACGCCCACATGAGCCGGTTTTGCGCGAGCGTGCGCGGATCGTCGACAAGCTCGAATATCGAGCCGATCGGCGCGGCCTTGAGCGCGGCCATGAGCTCGTCGCGATTGGTCGACGTGATCGTGCGCGTGAGCCTCACGGATAGAGCTCGTCGAGTTTGAGGAGCTTGCTTCCGACCTCGCCGAGAAAGTCCCGCGCGTCGGCCTCCATGCCGCCGATGATCGTTTCGTCGCGCATGACGCGCTTCTGGAAAAACTGCAGCGGGTCGGGAAAGCGCGGGTCGTAAGAGACGAAGTCCCACCATTGGCGGCCCGAGCACGCCATGGCCCAATGCACTTGCGGCAAGTGATCCTCGGGCACGGCTTGCTCGAGGAGCGTGCGCAGATGCGTCGCCGACGTCGGGCATTTGAGCTCGAGGCCGCCTTCGTCGCCGACCAGGCTATCGGGGGAGGCGTGCGCGTCGGGGATCGTCGGGTGCGGGATCAAGCCGACCTTGACGACGGGGAGGTTGGTCAGGAAGGCGTAAGCGCGCCGCGCCTCGTCCTCATGCTCGCGGCCCCAATACATCGGATTGGAGCGCTTGGCCGGTACGCCCGTGATTTGCTCGGCGGCGAGCTCATAGAGATAATCCATCGCCGCCGCTGTGCGATCGCCGGACCGTTTGAGGCGCGAAAGCGCGACGCCAATCTTGGACGCGCCGAGCGAACCGCACCGCGCCTCAAACCATTCATCCGACCGTTGTTCCACTGGTCGCTCTCCGCTTTTTTTCGTTCAAGAGGGCGGCCGCGCGCTTGAATTGCGACATGCGCATTTCGGCGATCGATGGCGCGCCGATCGTATCGAGGAAGATGGCGAGGTTG